TGTTCTTCCAGGTGCTAGTGGCCCAGAGTTTTTACTAGCATTTCCATTCGCAGAGGCAGCGACATTCATTCCTCGCGAAAGTACATTATACTGGTTTTGAAGGATACCTAACCATTGTTCCGGTGGAAAATCAGAAGAAGCAACCTCCCTACTGATCTCCATCATCGTCTCCTTTTTTGATTCAAAGTCAGGATCTGAACCAATTAAATCATTCTCCCAGTCCGTTATATCAGTTAAAGCTTTATCTGTATCTACTTTGGCACTTGTTTGAACCTGTGTTTGTTGCTGATAGTGTTGTTGATAATCTGCTTGTGCTTGGTTTTGAGAGTTTGTACTAATCCTATCAGATGCTAACTTATTAGCCCATTCTTCGCTAATTTCCATGTTATCAACAGCTTTTGATAAATCTTCAAAATCATTATATTCTGATTCACTGTCGTCTACCTTATTTACACCAAGTGTTTTTCCAATTTGATCAGTAAATTGATCCATTGCTTGCAATGCTTTAACAGCCTCATCGTAATTTCCAGAATTTAAACTCTTAAAAACATTTAAAGACCAATTCAACTGCTCAGCATTGGTACCAGAATCCATGATATAATCATGCAATTCACCAGAAACTTTAAGAGTTTCGTTTTCTGACTCTAACCCTTTGGCCTTGCTTATCCAATGCTCGAATCTTTCTTGTGCTTTTGGTTTTAAGTTGCCATATACCTCTGCGTCTTCTGTATCTAACTCTGGTTGCGCTTTATCTCTCTCGCCGCTTGAAACTGCTTCTGTTGGTGTCTCTTGTCTATCATCTTCTGTGTCGACGGATGCTTGCTGTGCTGCCTCAGCTTCTTTGTATGTGGGAGCGAGAGCATCGATCTCTTTATCGGCTTCGGGTTGGACTTCGACATGAACTTCCTCCTCTTGAGCTTGTATAGATTCGAGTTCCTTCTCCATTACCTCCAAAGTTTCACTATGCAATTCTTCTTGACTAAGTGTAGTCTTTTCTTCGGCCATTTAAATATCTCCCTGTGGTTCCCTGTACTGATTTCTAGTGCGTTGATCCACTCTATTTTGTGGCGCATTTTGTATCTCATTTAAACCCTGTGGTGGTGGCACAGCATTATTAGGTGCTGTTTGCCCTCCTTGACCCATAGCTTGTTGCATCATTTGGTTCTGCATCATTACTTGTTGTATCTCTTCAGGCATTGGTGGTAAGAATTTAGATATATCTATTCGCTCATCGAATCTTGCGAAAGTCTCTTCTAACAATTGCACATAAGGATTAAATTCATCGGGCACACCATAAGCTCTCATTTGCTGAACTAATTCTATATTTTGCATTATAATTGGCATCAACTCTATCCAACGCATTCTTTCTTCGTTGGTATCTGGCATTCCCGTGCTGCCAGCAGCAATATCTATGAAAACAGAATCATATAATTGCTGTTTATTCAATATAGGCCAAAAAGCATTCGGTCCTGCAATTTCTATCGCCTTTTGCGGTTGTATCTCTTGCAGTAAAATTTCAGCAGCAAACCAACCCAACTCTCTTAACCAATCCTCTGTTACATCCACCTTTTCTGCAATTCTTGTTGCTAAACCAGCTTGTTGAATATTTGCTTCTGTAGCTGTTTTTGATCTATTAACACCACCTCGTTGAGCATCGCCAAGACCACTAATCCATTCCATATCGGTACGCAATGATGCGGTATCATATACTTGAGGATTCATTGGTGGCGGTGTAGCTGGCTGAAATACATTACTAACGTTTTGACCAGAAGCATTAATGAGTGCAATTTCACCTATAGCAGCATTACTAAAAACTTCAATATCTTCATAGTTTACACGAGACGAATCAGCAACAAAAAATGGAGCTGAAAGTTCTCTATGTTTGGAGTGTTGAGTGCGAATAGTATTATATTCGTCTTGTAATGACATAAGAAGTTCTGTTTCAGATATAGGCCATTCTTGACCATCGATCCAATTTAAACCCAATAGAAAAAATGGGAAAAACTTCTCACCCAAACGATTTGGATGAAATGGCTCTTTCAACCATTTTTTTCCACCCTCTGCAAATGTAAATACAGTTTGGGCTGTTTTATCCCAATATTCCCACACCGCTATTGCTAAATTTACATCTTCTGTACTACTTGCTTGTAGGCCATCATCTCTATTTAAGCGATTTAAAATACCAGCATCAGTTCTACGATAGATAGTAAACGTCTCAACCTCTTTCTTAGATATTTGAAACCTATCCATAACATCCGCTGGTGTCATCCATGTGACATTAGCCATCCACTGAGCAGATTGATATTCTTGTAACGAATCTAACGAAGTATCCATTCGAAAATCTTCGGGACGAACAAAACCTAAATTCAAACCTTCTCTTTGCATAACCTCAACGCGATCTTTAAGACCTAACATAGTCTCTTTTATCTCTTCAATTAACTCTTCTTTTTCGCCGCCATAAGATTGGTTGTCCATTAACTCTTTTACATCGGATTGTATTCTAGCTAAACTATCTTGTGCATCATTAAACTGCCTGCTAACTAATGGATCTTTATAATAATCCCTCTGGTAAGTAACCTTGACAACACCTATTTTACTTGTCATGCATGATCTGATAACTTGTTTAGCTATTTTTTTAAGATCTGCTTTTTTCAAAGATTCATTTAAAACAGTTTCAAGAGTTGATGCAAATAAATCTGCTACCCTGTACTCTGAACTAGCCGCGTCAACATACTTATTTGGTCTAATTCTAATTTCAGGATTTTTTGCATATATATGTGGTAATAAACCTTGTAGCGTTGCGTGTATGATATTACCTTTTATAGATCGACCACCCTCTAACATGTTTTGCGAAGCAACCATCGTAAGAGTTCTAGCGTTTAATTTACCAAGAGCATACACGCGTTGATGTTCTATTTCTTTGTAATATTTTTTCCACTTCTTATATGATAAATTAATATTTTTCTGACACTTCTTCAGCATGCCACTAGCATCGGATGGGGTATTATCTCCAATACTTGATTCTATATTTACCGATAATGAGCTTAACTCAGCCATGATTCGTTCCTATCGTATAGTTCGTCGATTTGTGTTAACCACTCAAAAGACAATCGATCTGGTCCTTTATTTTTTGGTTTTGGTTTTATACTCCTCGCGCGCCTTAACATTAACCCATATCTCGTCGCGTCGAAGAGGTGATCCTCCGCGCTCGTATCAATATCCTCCACCCTCTTGGGGTCAGCAGGAAGCGATGGCACTGTACGAAGCCAGTGTTTGCACGTGTTGAAAACCTTAAGATTTTCATTAGCCAATCTATCAACGATTTCTTGTAAACCTTGAATTCGAGATCCTGGACCTTTCGCGCTAGACTCCCAAATAACACCATAATCAGCAAATACGTCTGCAACACTCTTCTGGCGACCGTCTCGCATAAATATCGCTGAATCTGCCACATTACTCTTGAATTTAATCTTGAGTTTTTTCTCACTACTTTCAGCATCATTTATCTCCCGCGCTATTTCTTCTATTGGCGTTTCGCTTCCCTTGTTAGGTTTAGAGCTCCAATAGCGCTCTCTATATATATAGATTATACCATCATAGTCTTGCGTGAACCAGACGCATCCAGCTGGAGATTTGTATCCATGGTCATATGATTTCCACCTTTTCCACTCTAATGGTATATCAAAAGGTTCTACAACATGTATCTTTGGATCCCATACGCCTTCAAAGAAAGCACCCGGTGCGATGTTCCAATCACCATCTAACCACGCTCTTACGAGCCATTCTGGTCCACTCTTTTTGATCCGGTCAATGTAACCCGGGTCGTTCTCCATCAGAGGAGTGTTGTCTTGTATCTTAGATGGGATAAAAATAGATTCCCCGTCGTCATTGTCAATGTATCTTTCTTTGACCCAGTTATGTCCTGGCCCGCCTGGGTTAGCAGAAGCTCTGAACAGAACCGGTACGCCGGCAGCAGAACGCATTGTTGCCCCAAGCATATCGATCGGTTCTGGCGATGGCCAGTTACCGAGTTCGTCAAAGCCCAGGAAAGTCACAGAAAAACCCTGCAGCTTCATAGCATCAGCGTCTTCATCAAGATGTTTAAGCTGTAGCACAGCCCCGCTGGGCGAGACCCATTTTCGCTCCCCGACCTTCCATTCCCAA